CCCAGGCACGGCTGGACGGCACGGTGACCCCCGAGCGCCTGCGAGCCGCACTGTTGCAGGCCATGGCTTCGGTCAATTCAGAACTCAAAGGCCTCAAAGCGAAGCAGCTTGCCCTGGGTATTGAGAGTCTGGATGACATGCCGGGCCCAGAACTTGCCGGCCAAAGCATCTGGCTGGTGCACTACCAGCATGCCATCGTCAGCCATGTGCAGTGCAGCTTGATCGAGAGCTACCGCGACTTCGACACCACAGCACATGGCGACGTCAAGGCGCTGGCCATCGAGGCTCGCATCGACAGCCATCGCCGTGACCTGCGCTTTGCCATCTCGGCCCTACTGGCCAGGCCGCAAACCACAGTGGAGCTGATCTGACATGCGTGTCATGGCCATGCAGGGCGACACGCTCGACCAGCTGTGCTGGAGACACCTGCGCCGCACCCACGGCGTAGTCGAGGCCACGCTCGCAGCCAACCCACCGCTGACTACCCTGGGCGCAGTGCTGCCAGCCGGCACCTGGGTCGATCTGGTGCATCCCGCGCAAGCCCTAACCACGACCGAAACCATCAAGCTCTGGGACTGACCTGCTGGCGGTCCTCACTACCCCCCGACTACCCAAGGAGTAACCCATGACCCTCAATACCCAGATTTCCAATACCACGGTCAACGCTCAGGCCAATGCCCTGGCAGCCCTGTGCAATGGCGGCTTCATCAAGCTCTACGATGGTGTTCAGCCCGCAACAGCAGATACCGCATTGTCTGGCAATACCCTTGGCGCGACGCTGACATTTGGCTCAACGGCATTCGGCGCTGCAGTCAATGGCGTCATTACCGCCAACCCGATCGCAGCCGGCGTCGCCGTGGCTGAAATCACACCGACCTTTGCCCGTATCTTCAAAAGCGATGGCGTTACTGTCGTGATGGACGTATCAGCAGGCCCCTCGGGGGCCAACATGACGATTGGAAAGTTCACCGCAGGAACCACAGTAACGGCCACATCGTTCTCACACAACGTACGCACAGCAACCGCCGGCTACTGATCAGAGCCTGACCAATGATCCTGAGCGGCGCAGCGCTGAATTCGACGGCAATCAACGGATGGCCTAGCCTGACTGCATACGTAGCAGCAGCCTCCTCGCAGGGGCAATATGCATTGGCTCAGGCTGGCAGCAGTGCACAATCCCCGTTGACTGCCGTATCCCAGGCGCAGCAAGCACAAGCCACCCTGGACCAAACGGCATTCACTGCGGCAGCATCCAGTCAGGTTCAGTGGCCACAAGCGGGGGCTTCTCTTACCGCGTATGCCTCTGCGGTATCAAGTCAGTCCTCGCAATCAGGACAGGCGACCACCAGTCGCGCAATATTCAGTTCTGATCCAGTCGGATCAATCCCTTGGTCCGGAATAAATGCCTCGGCAGTCAATGCGGCTACAGACGCAGCAGCGTCAGCTCAGACACAGAAATCTTTCGCTCAAGCGGAAAGAGCAAGCCAGGCCATCACCATATCGAGTCAGGCACAGTTCAGTCAGATGGATGTTGCCGCAGCGGTCCCAGCCACTGTGGCATCTGGACAGTCTGCACAGACAGCAAACTTCTCCATGGGAAGATCCTGTCTGTTCCATATCAATTCCGAACATCTCCAATCTGGGCAATCCGCACTGACTCGTTCTCTGGCGGCAGCAATTAATGGGTATCAGACAGAAAACTCATCTGGAAAAATAGATCTTTCAATTCAAGCCCTGATATCATCAAAACAGGCTCATTCGCACGAATCTCTACTTAATAGATTCCTTGATACAAAAACTACAACAACCCAATCTCAAACTACTCAAAGCTCGATAAAACGAATCGTTTACAGCATCGACACGGCATATGAGATCACTTGGCCGGCGCAAGATGGCACATCCGAAAACCATATTTCATCGCAAGGTCAAAGCGCATACGCTCACACCAATCTATTTACTCAGACAATCTTCATTGTTGACCAGATCCAGTCTGCACACATATTATTTGAATCAATAATTTTTCCATCTGCAAACTCCGAGCAAACTCAACAGCCTTTCATTTTATCGCTCGGAGAACAATTATCCAAAATTGAATCAAATTCAATTCAATTCAATCAAGCAGCAGCAAACAGGACAACAACCTGCAATCAATCTGAATTTGACCCAGACACACCGTCAAACGAAAAAACAGAATCCAGAAGACCAAATCAAGCACAGAACTCATTAGGACAATTAGTTCTCGCAATCGACATTACATTAGAGTCAAATCAGACTCAAAATAATTCAACATTACTAATAGGGAATTTGTACGGGTTATCTTCATCCAATGAGTCGCAGACAGCATTAACAAGGTTTGATCTTGATTCATTCTTGTCAGAAGAATCCTCACAAGGGCAGCAGGCATATGCGAATATCATTCGGATATCTATATCGCCATCATTCCTGTATGCTATTGTTCCACCCGTTAAAAATGTGGCTTACGTTCCTGCGACGGTATCTTCAATTTCAAATTTGTAAAGGATCACATGCCCGTACTGGAAAAATTCACCAAGCAACCTGCAGACATGCAGGACTACGATATTGACTACACCGAATATCTTGACCAATTACAGGATACTGGAGAAGAAGCTTATGTAACCGTGGATTCCGGAATTGATCTAATCAACTACTCATTAATTGGAAAAACCGTCAAGGTTTGGCTGTCAGGTGGAGAGTCAGGAAAAACCTACAAAGTAACGGTAACACTTAAAACGGTATACGGAAGAACAAAACAAGCCGACATTGCAATCAGGGTAAGAGAAATTTAAAATGACTCAATTATTCAAAAATAATTCCAACTCAGCATTGGCCGCAGGAATCAACAATTCCGACACATCGATGACCGTATTGACTGGCATAGGATCAAAATTCCCTGCAATAACGGGCAGCGACTATTTCTTGCTGACATTGACCCAGGCCGGACAAGAAACCTCTTGGGAAATCGTAAAAGTAACAGCGGTAGCTGGCGATACGCTGAGCATTGTTCGAGCACAGGAAGGTACAACTGCCTCTGCATGGGGTATGGGTAGCAAGGCCGAACTTCGATTGACGGCGGGATCAATAGATGGCTTAGTGCAAAAGGAATTAACCAGCGAAAAAGCTGCTCCTGGCAAGATCCCAATCTCCAAGGCAGATGGATCAATTGACCCTACTTGGTACGCTGCGTTGCTACCAAACGTTTTATTCAACGACATCGGAATCCCAGGTGCCGCCGGATTCGGAGTTGGCATCTGCCCTAGCCTGCCTGCCGGATTCAATCCGCTGCCAGGATCAACTGATCCTCTATCATCCAACTACGGAAACTACCAGTACACTGACGGCTCGGTGATGTGCTGGATACCGGCGTTCTACATGCGATTGGGACATGCAAAAAACCCAACTTACGCAGTGTACGGTGCCAACAGCATCAGCATAGAGCCTCTATCCGCATTCCCGACCGAGGCGGACGCCAATGCAGACGGCTACTACCTGCACCGAGCCTTCGTCAACGCCGGAGTTAATCAACTTGGATTCTTTCGAGACAAATACGACTGCAGCCTGAATGGAAATACCGCTAGCTCTATCCAGGGCGCCATGCCGATGGTCAGTTCCCCATCAGGGTCTTTGGCAGTAACGGCCATCATCTCTGGCACGCAGTACACGGTGATGACAATCGGAACCACCGACTACACGCTGATCGGTGGAACCAACACCGTGGGAACTAGATTCACCGCTACCGGCCCCGGAACGGGTACCGGAACCGTGTCTCAGCAAGTGGGATTTCTTGGGGCGACTGCCAATGGACAGACGCCAGCCAACGCCTACCATGGTGCTATTCCAGCCGCCCGCTCGCGCGGCGCCAAATTCGTCCCTCAGACCGTGTTCATGGCCGACGCGCTGTCTCGGCTGAGTGCCGCTCATGGGCAGGCCAGCACCAGTGCGACGTATTGCGCTTGGTACGACTCGACTGGCGTCAAGAACTTCCCTAAGGGCAACAACAACAATGCTCTGAAAGATTATGACGACACCAGCGTGACATTCACCAGCGCAGGGGTAACTGCGTACCCGGCTTTCGCACTGACAGGAAGCGGAACCCCGTTCAACCGAACCACCCACAACGGCCAAGCCTGCGGCATTACAGATGTGGCAGGGAACACTCGGAAGATCAACCCGGGTATGACCTGCATTGCCGCATCCAAGAACATCATCGGCGCGACACAGACCAACCCTGTGCGGCTGACCATTACCAATCATGGCTACACCACTGGGCGCCTAGCCATGATTTCAAGCATGATCAGCATGACACAAATCAACAACAAGTTGTACCGCCTGACAGTGCTGGATGCAAACACCGTGTCGCTCGATGGCGTGGATGGCACGGCATTCACGGCGTATACCAGTGGCGGATTATGCATCACCGGTACGTTCTATCTGCTGAAACCCAGCGTGGATGTGGCAGCCCTGACCAATGGCGTTACGCTGGCAACTGACCACTGGGGATCGACTGGCGTAGCCGCGCAGTTCGATGCCGTCGAGCTGCAGGCGAACACGACCTATCCAAACAATGTGTTCTCACAGAAATTTGGAAATGCCGACAATGCAGTGTTTGACTGGTCTACTATATCTGGTCGTGCACTGACAATGGCTGGCATTCCACTGGCTGCAGGAATAAGTACGGCAGGAACAAAACTGATGGGCAATGATCTGTACTACCAAAACATCTGCGATCAACTCTGTGTGACTTCCAGAGGTGATTTATCATACAGCACGGGGTCAGGATCTCAATTTCGCCAGATTAACTATAGCCGCAACAGCGCGGATTATTCCACGGGATTCGCCGCCGCTCGTTACCTGTAAGGCCACGACATCCATTCGCTGAAATTTCTGAAAGACTGCCATGCCAACCTCTATCATTCGCTACCGCAAAGTCTCTGACATCTATACCACCTACCAGCTCCAGTTGCCTGATTTGCAAGACCAAGCTGATGCTCCGCACTGCACCGAACTATGCACGCTCGGTGACAGATTTACCTACGTCGCCATTCCGGCCGGAGTCACACTGCCCGAGCAGCCGAAACAAATCATCGATTCGATCGAGATGCTGACCTACCCGCTGCCAGATGCTCTGCGCGAGCAGATTAAGGCTGCCAGTCCGCATATTGAACTGATCAACGAGCGCGTGCGTGCAGCAATTTCCGAGCGCTACAGCCTGGCCGATGAGATCAAGTTGCTCCGCACTGCTCCGAGTCCGGAAATGCAAGCCTACGACGCCTACGCCGAGGAATGCCGATCCTGGGGTCGCGCGGAAAAAGCCAAGCTTGGTCTGTGAGGTACAAATGGCTGATCCCATAACCTCTGCTGCTGGCTCGGCTAGCTTGGCTGTCGTTGCCATCACGCTGCTCGGCCCTATGGCCGGCCCTTACGCCGTGATTGTTTTCGCATCACTTGCCGGTTCGCTCTGGGCGCTCAGCTCGGCCCACACGCTTACGCGTAGCGCGGGCGCTTGGCTGGTACTGCGCTGTACCACACTGGCGGTCGTACTGACCTCGGGCATCAGCGAGTATCTGCTCAGCGCCTACGGCGTGGCTCAAGGCGATTCGATGGCCCCTGTAGCGCTGTTCATCGGCGCCATGGGCAACGGCTGGAGACCTGTCTTCTCATCGCTATCAGACGGCGTTGGCCTGGCCGCCGCACGCTTGTCAAAGCGTGACGCAAACCAAGACCAGAAGGGTGCGAAATGATGCTTTTCATCCTGCATGAAATCCTGTGCGTCCTCATGCTTCATGGTGCCTTCTGCCGACTGGTACGAGTCAATCAGGAAACCCATATCAGCATCAGAATCGCCTTTTTCTTAATCGGATTTTCAGCCTGTGCTGGTATTGCTCAACCCATAAACACAAGCTGGGCTCCAAGCATTTTCGAGTTGTCTCTTTTGGTAGGCGTCGTGACAATGCAGCTGGTCACGGCGCATCGATGGCGTGATGGCGTGCCCGACAAATTTCAAATCAGAGGCCGGCGATGAACTCGATCAGATTTCGAGTCCAGCTCAACATATTGAAATCAAGGTGGTTGTAATGATTGACTTCGAAACTGCATTTTCCAGACTGATTGGACATGAAGGTGGGTTCACAAACGACCCGAAAGACCCTGGAAATTGGACAGGAGGAAAACCCGACAGCGGTCAACTGAAGGGCACGAAGTACGGAATCGCAGCCAACACCTACGGCCACTTGGACATCGAACATCTGACACTGGAGCAAGCCAAGGCGATCTACCGAGCAGAATTTTGGGATCTGCTGTCTGACGCTCATCCTGCAGTCAAGTTCCAGCTGTTTGACGCTGCGGTCAACCATGGTCGAAGCAATGCGATCCGCTTCTTGCAGCGCGCAGTAGGTGTAGCCGATGACGGCGCCTGGGGCCGCCTGTCTCAAACGGCCTTGGAACGCATGGATTCCAACGACGTGCTGCTGCGCTTCATGGCGTACCGGCTCAAGTTCTGGGCCAGCCTGCAGGCCTTCGACATCTACGGGCGCGGCTGGACGAGACGCGGTGCTGAGAACCTGCTCTTGGCGGCGGAGGACAACTGATGTACAAACCTGCCAGCCTGCGCCGCCACCTCAGCGCCGCCGTCCCAGAACTCGCCCGCGACCCCGACAAACTCAGCCTGCTCGTCAAGGCTGGCCGGGTAGCCTGCGCCGGCTCGACATCGCTGTCTTTCGAGTACCGCTACACCCTGCAACTGGTCGTGCTCGACTACGCCGGCGCCGCCGATGCCATCGTTCTGCCGACTCTGGTCTGGATGCGTACCCACCAGTCCGAGTACTTCGACAATCCGCAGCAGCGCGATACCGACTTTCGGTTCGAGGCCGAGTACAACAACGCCACCACCATTGACCTGATCATCGAGCTGCAACTGACCGAGCGCGTGCGCGTGCAGCCCATCGGTACTTCCCCTACTGCACCCGGCCGCTTCCAGATCGACCATCTGGGCGAACCCCTTCGCCCTGGCAAGATCGAGACCACCGAGCACTGGTCGTTCTTTATCAAGGATGACCTCGTGGCCGAATGGGACTTCGACCCGCGCGAATTGGACCACGCTCCACGGATGGAATCCTGATCCATGACAACCAACTCCCTGCAACAGCTCGAAGAATGGGCGGCCCCACTGCTGGCCTGCATCAGCCCGGCCCAACAGCGCAAGCTCACGCGCACGATCGCGCAGGATTTGCGCCGCAGCCAGGCCACGCGCATTAAAGCGCAGAAGAACCCAGACGGCAGTGCCTTCGCGGCGCGCAAGCCTCAGCCGGCCCGCTACCAGCAACCTGGCAATATCCGACAGATGTTCGGCAAAATCCGCATGGCAAAACATCTCAAGGTGCTGAAAGACGGACGCGGTGCTGCCGTGGGAATTTTGGGCCGATCAGCCCGCATCGCGCGCGTCCACCAGTACGGCCTGCGCGATGCTGTCAAGCCCGGCGGCAAGGTGGTCCAGTACCCCGAGCGCGTGCTGCTCGGCTTCACCGAGGCCGATCGCGAACACATCATGGATCGGCTGCTCGAACACCTCACGCAGGACTGACCCGCGTTTGTGGCCAGGGATGCCACAAGCGCCCATGCTGGCCTCGCGCGAGGCCCTGCCGCACACTGGCCGGCGTGATCGAAGACCAGCCCATCTCCCCCCTCGAACTGCTGCGCCGCCTGGAAAACCTACTGCGGCCCGGCGTCATCCATGCGATCGATCACGCCACCGCCAGAGTCCGGGTCGCCTCTGGCGAACTGGTCACTACCTGGCTGCCCTGGTTCGAACGCCGCGCAGGCGACATTCGGACCTGGTGCCCCCCCAGCGTGGGCGAACAATGCCTGCTGCTGTGCCCGGGCGGCGAGCTGGCCAGCGGACTGGTGCTCGTGGGCCTGCACAGCGATACCATCGCGCCCCCTGGAGAATCGCCAGATCTGCATCGCATTCAGTACCCGGATGGCGCCGTGATCGACTACGACCACTCCACGCACGCGCTCACAGCCACGCTGCCCACCGGCGGTACCGTGACGCTCAGCGCGCCAGGCAGCGTCACCATCGACAGCCCCGAGACCACCATCACCGGCCGCTGCACCGTGCAGGGCCCGCTGATCTACCAGGCCGGAATGGTCGGCACCGGTGGCGCTGGAGCATCCGCCGTGATAACCGGCTCGGCCAGCTTCACTGGCGACGTCACGGCCAACGGCATCAGCCTGATGAGCCATGTACATGGCGGCGTGCACGCGGGCGGCGACACCACCGGAGCGCCCGAGTGATCGGCATGAACCGCCTCAACGGCACGCACCTGGAAGGCATTGACCACATGCGCCAGAGCATCGCCGACATCTTGACCACGCCGGTCGGATCACGCGTGATGCGGCGCGACTACGGCAGCCTTCTACCCACCCTGCTCGACCATCCAGACAACGCATCGACCCGACTGCGCCTGTACGCGGCCACCGCCTCGGCCCTGATGCGCTGGGA